CCATGAAAGCGCGTTCCATGTCATCGCACCGTTAGTTGAAAGCCGGATCGTCGTTGAGAAACCCAACTCAAGAAACCAGCGCGGTTCCGTGATCGTCTGAACGGTTGCGGTTAGTGTTGGGCTTGAGAGGCTTCTCATACGTTGCCCCGCACTTCCACGTTCCCGTCGTTCTTGACGGTGATTTCCAACTGACGTGGAGTCAACGCGGTGTCACGGTCAATCAGCGCTGTCTCACGATCTAAATCAGCCGTCTCTTTAATCTGTGCCGCGAAGTCTGCGAGCGCATCAGAGATGACGGTTTTCAGGTTGTTGTTTTGCTTGTCTAGCGCATCGCCAGCGGCTTGCAGGCGTTGCAATACAAGTTCTTCAACCGCTTTACTTCCGCTGATGAATTGACCCGATAACGCCGTTTTGTCAGCGTCAGACAACAGGCCGAACGCGCTGTTTTGCAGTGCATCGATTTGGCGCGCGAGGCGGTCAATTGTTTCCGGGTCGGTTGCCGCACCCAACGCAGCAAAAAGCGCTTCGGCTTGGTCTTGGAAGTATTTGTATTTTTCTTCAACCCCGAGCGTTTGCAGGAAGAAACCTTCCTGACTGCTTCCGAACAATTCAGCGAGCGCGCTTTTAGTCTCTGCAATCTTCGCGGTCGCTGATGCGTAGGCCGTGGCAAGCGCGGTAATGCCGCTTGCAAACGTCTCAATGCCGATAGTGCCGTCGGCTAATTGGTCGCGCATTTCCGCGAGCTTTGCCGCCTGCAATTCGTAGGACGCCACAACGCCGCGTGTGCTCGCCTCTATGTAATCTTCAACCGCTTTGCTGGTGTCGGTGCTGAACGCTTCAATTGATACAGCGAGCACCGCAACCGCTTCACGCGCTGAATCAGACAGCGCAGCAAAACCCGCAAGCGAGAGATTCAGGCCGGGGACAATCTTGTTCAGCTTTTCGATTGCAACCGCAGCGCCTTGCAATTTGACGATGTACTGAATCAATTCATCGGCTGTGCCGGCAAAGCTGCGAACAAGGTTGCCCGCGCCCGCTTCTAGCGCGTCGAACGCTACGCCGTAGCGAGCCTGTAGGAACTGTTTCGATGCGGCCTCGATGTTGGCCTTGATCTCTTCCTCAGAATTGCCGCCGTACCATTCAGGATTTACAAGGTTCTGGATTTGGTCTTTGACATTCGCAAGCGTTTGCGCGTTGAAAAGGTCTTTCGCAAAAACGTCGTCAATGCGGTTGATAGCAGAGATGAACGGTTCGACGAGCTTGTTCTCGAAATCGCCCGCAAAGTCGAAGTTGCCGAGCGATGAAGAAATGATGCCTTTTCGGTTATCGCCAGTCAGCAGCGAGTTGTCGAACTTGAAGCCTTTTTCGTCAGCGCCAAACGCTTTCCACAGCGCGAAGATTGAACCCACCGCCAAACCGATAGGGCCGAGTACGCCGAGGAACGCCGTAGCGCCGCCAGTGAGCGAGCTAAGGCCAGCGGTAAGACCTTGCAGAATTGAGCCTGTGCCAGCCACGACAGAGCTATACACGCCCGCTGCGGTCGCAAGACTTGATCCACCTAACAGCGAAGATCCGACACCCAACAAACCACCGATGCCGCCAACATCTAAACCGCCGGATGAATCGCCACCACCCAAACCGAGCGCGCTAGCAATGCCGCCTAGACCACCAGACACGCCACCCGCTACGATGTTCAGCACAAACTTTGTGGCGAACTGTGCAGCGAGTTTCGTGAAGAACTGCTTTATCGTGTTGCCGAGATTCGCGAACGCATCGCGCCCGTTTTGAAACAGGTCAACAAAGAAATCTTCGATGCCGCCCTCGATTTGCTTGTAACGCTCCAGCGCCGACAAGTTATCTTCATGCGCTTGCTTCACGCCGACGATTGCAATTTTCTCGTCGTACAGCTTATTGATTCGGTCAACGTCTGACTGGCTCATTGCCAGCTTCAACGCTTTCTCGCGCGCCAAATTGATGTTGTAAATCTCGCGCTCTGCGTTTACGAGTCCGAGCGCTTTTACTTCCTCGTTCAGCTTTTCGTTTTCAGCGTCGAGCGATTTGAATAGCGCGTCTAGCGCGGCCTGTTGATCGTCGATGCCTTTCAGGTAGGTTTCGGTTTCTTGCGCGAGCGCCTTGTTAATAGCCGCTTGGCCTTCTGCAATCTTTTTCTGATCGTCAGCGAACGTCTTGGACTGCGCAATAGCGAGCGCCAGCCCGTCTGCATACTTAGCCGCGCTGATTGCACCGACTTGGAAAGCCTTCGCTAGCAGTTCTGTCTGTTTCAGTAGCGCGCTGTCAACATCTGGATTTTCGAGCTTGTTGAAAAGCTCGGTAAGCGCCTTTTGTAGAACTGTTGTCTCTGAAATGGCCTTGCCTGCGGCCTTGACGCTGGTCGTGTATTCGGCGGTTTTCTTGGATGCTTCGCCTGTAGCCGCCGCGCCCTTTAGTGCGCGGTCGCGCGCATCATCAAACGCGCCCGCTTGTTGGCTGATCGCAGTCGTGTAAACGCTGTATTTGGTTGCCGCGAGTTCGCTTGCTTTCGCGGATAGCTCGCGCGCCTTAGCAAAACGGTCGTCAGCCTCCGCAAACAATTTAAGGGATGAACCGTAATCGCCAGCCGCGCGCGCGGCACCAGCAGCCAATAAATCGAGCGCGCCCTTCGCGCCCTGTGCGAGTGCAGCAACCTCTAAATGCAGCGCTCGGAATTGGTTGATGCCGACAACGATTGAATCAATCGTTTGGCCTATTGCAATAGTCGCCTCGCGCGCCCACTTCGCTAGCGAGCCGTCAGCGGCTAAGTCAGCGATTGTTTTCTGTAGCCCGTCACCCTCTTTTTTAAGGTTCAGGATCGCGGTTAGAAAGTCGTTGATTGCCGGTAGGATTTCCGACACAACGACACGGCGCAATTGCTCGCTTTGCAGGGCAAGACGCGCCATCGATTTCTCGTATTCGTCGGCTGCTTCTGTGTTGCCGACAAAGACGTTTTCAAGCTCTTGCGCGTTGCTCGCCATGTCCTTAAACAACGGCAACAACTGCGCGCCGGACTTGCCGAACAAATCCATAGCAAGCGCGGCTTTACCCGGCCCCTTGTCGCTGAACTCTGACAGCTTCTTAGCGACCTCTAACGTGATCTCGCCAGAGTCGCGCAAGTTGCCCTGTGCGTCTTTGGCTTTGATGCCTAAGAACTCCAGCGCCTTGCCCGCGCCCTTTGTTTCATCCTCAGAGCCGGAAAGCCCTTTATTGAGTTTGATAAGCGCGGATTCGATGCCTTCAAACGCTTGCCCGCTGATCTTCGCCTGAGCCTGTAGCTTTGCGAGCGACTCAACGGTAGCGCCGGTTTTCTCTGCGGCGTCGTCTAGCGCAGCCAATCCTTTAACCGTTTCGGTGAATGACTTAATGGCAGCGTCGGCAACCTTAGATGCGGTTTCCAGCGCGATCAATTGCCCGGCGAAGGACGTGAGTGCGCCGGTCGCTGCTCTGCCTAGTGAACGCTCGAAATCGGCAAAGCCTTTTTCAGCGCGTTTTAAGCCTTCGGTGAACTGCGCAGAATCCAGCGCGAGTTCAGCGACTAAGCGACCTAGTGCAGCCATTCGTTATTCACCATTCACCATTTTTTGGAATTGCTCTCTGTAGAAAGCGGGGTCATCGGCAACGGGTATTTCTTCCGCTTCGGGCTGTTCACCCCACGGAATCAAGTAGTCATCAATGCGTTGGTTTTTCGCGCCTGCTATGCCCGCGATTTGCATGCGGAGTAGCGCAAAATTCATGTCGTCTCTGCGCTGTCCGATTGGTTCGGTGCGCATGAATTCGGCCCATAACTCAAACTCGTGCCCCGGCATTTCCGCGAGTTCTGCAAGCGGCATGCGGAGCGACAACGCAAGACGCATGCATTCGCGGAGTGCCGGTGCTAGTTTGGGCTTTTGTTAAGAGCCTCGTTGAGTTTGACGAGCATCGATAAATCGAGCGCGCCGAGTTCGTTCATATCATCTTCGTTGGCTGCGTCGTAAACGGCTTTGCCACTTTCGTCGCACAACAGCGTGGCGAGGATGCGCGGTAGCGCTTTAGCCTTGCCCGCTTCGTCAAGTTCGTTGAGTTCCCGAATTGCGATGTAGTCATCCATGCGCATGCGCCGGAAGTAAACAGGCGTGTCGAGTCCTTCGATGATTTCTTTGCGTGGCCCTTCGCTGATACGGGCGTGAATTGCTTTGCGAATGTCGCTCATTCGATTTCCTTAGAAAGTAAAAAGCCGCCCGAAGGCGGCTGTGAAGATCGGCGATTAAGCCGGGATGAAGAACACTTCTGCGGCTGCTTTTTTGAGCGTGCCATCAAGCGTCCAAACGCCGTTAACCGCGCCCTGCCAGTTCAGGTTTTGAACGAACACAGGGACGTAGTAAGCGCCGTTTGTTGCTGGCGATGGGAAGTTGACCTTCACAGGGAAGGTTTCGCCCGTTGCCTCGTAGCCGCGAAGGGCTTTTTGCACAACACCTTGCGGCAGTTTGTTACCGCTTACAGTGACAGTGCCGAGTGACGTAACGCCGGACTCGAAAGTAGTAGACGAGTCGCACATACCGGTTGTGTCGATTTCAGGACGTGCAGGGTTGGAACTGTTGAAGTTCTTGGCCTCACACATTTTTTGCCATGTGTACGGCTGCACAGAACCGCCCGTACCTGCCGCGACATAGGCCGTTGTGTCTAGATTGATCGTGAAGGTTCCCGCAGCGGGAGCGCCTACCCAATACCAACCCGCCGGGAATTCAGGCATGCCAGTTACAGCGCCGATATAGAC